CCACAACCCGTTGACAAAAGAGAACCCCTTCTGCGCCCGCAGCAGCGAGTCGTTTGACGAGGCCCGCCAGCGGAGATCCCAAATCGACCAGGCATTGATCCCCGCAATCAGGTCAACATCCGGCTGGGTCCAGATCATGCCGTTGCCGGTGGTGGCGAACGAGCCGCCAGCCACGGTGGTGCCTGGGGCCACCAGTCCATAATGGAATCCACCGATGAGGCGGGATGTTCCGGTGGTGTACCCGGAGGGCGCGGTAAACGAAGCATCCGCCCGCACGGTGCCATCGGTACAGGCGTAGATGGCGTAGTCGGTGCCTGCGGTGAGGGCGGGCATGACCACGGCGGTGTCGGCGGGGATGATTACCGCCAGCCCGGCAACCATGATCTTGGTGCCTGCTTTGATGGAGATTGCCCCAGCGGCGGTTTTGGTAAAGGCCGGACTGCCGGATTCGCGCTTTGAGAAGCCGTATGGGTCGGCAATCCCGGCGGCCAGCGCCTGCCAGAGCTGGGTTTTGTCGGCTTCGTCTGGGTTAAGGCCACCCTGCTCGATCACATGGATCAGCTCATCCGTCACCGCATTGGCCCAGGCAGCAGGATCGCGGGAGGGCGACACACCCCCGACCGGATCTCCGTCGCTAAATTTACCGCCAACCAACCCGACGGTTGGGTCGCTTACTGGATAGTCCATGGTGTGTTATCCTCCGTAGCTGAAATTCACTTGAGTGTGTGCCGGTTTTAGCGCCTCGATGGCGCATTCCAGTTGTTCATATCCCCAGGTCCGGTAGGGCTCGCCCATGTAGCTCCTGCCGTAGAGGCGGTTGATGATTGTGGTGGTCGGCGCATTTACCTGCCAGACAAAGTTCCAGTCGGTGCCGCCGTACAGGTCGCCATACAGGTCGCCATGGCGGCGGGCTGAAAATTCGGTGATGGTGATCTCATAGCCGAGGGCTGCGGCCAGGCCAACGAAATAGGCCCGCGATTGCCCACCCACTGCGGCCAGCTTTCCGGCCAGGGCCAACTGCCTGGCATAGATGGTATCCATGGCGCCGACGCAGGAATCCGGCAGCCCGGCAACCCGTTCCCAGTCCGGCAGCATCTCCACCGTGTTGTACGGGTCCGCCTCATCGCGCAGATCCGTGGCCCGCTGGTCTGCCCTGGAAAATTCATCGGCCAGGGCGGTGAGCAGCTTGGTCAGGTCCGCATCCGGCTCCCGGCTCCAGGCAGCGCCGGGGGGCAGCAGGGCCTGTAGTTGGCTCGTATAATCGGTTACACCTGCCATGTGATGGCCCCCAGGGTGGCGATCTGGCCGGTGGTGTGGGTAACGTCAGCCACGGGGGAGATCAGGGCGTGGTCGGTTTCTCCGGCGGCCAGGCTGATCGCCTCACGCAGGTGGCTGACCAGGATGGTGCCTGCCGGTTCCGCCTCGCGGGAGAGCAAGTCGGCCAGCTCGGCCTCCACTGCCGCCTGCACCGTGGTGGTGTTCGGGGTGAGGCGGATGGTGAGATCAAGCGGGGCGGCAGCCGGGGCAAAAACGGTGGCCTGGGCGGTGACCGGACGCACGGTGTCGATGTAGTCCTGCACCGCCAGCACCGTGGCCGCATCCGGGATAACCGGATCGAGATCGTCGCAGACAAAGGTGATCCCCACGGTGCCGAGGCCCAGGTGCTGCGGATAGACCCAGGCCCTGGTGACCCCGGCCACTTCCAACGCCCAGGCATGATAATCCAGATCGCTGCCCCCGTGGGGCGGGGTGCGGATCCTGGCCACCAGCCGGGAGCGCAGCGAGTCGTCATCCTCGGTGTCGGTGCCGCCGGTGATGCCTGGGGCGGCGATGGTCGCCTGGCTTTGCACCCCGGCAATGGGCGAGACTAGGGAGAGGGAGACCCCTGTAACTGCGTTGCCGTCCGCCCCAGCCAGAGAGGCGGTGACCGCGATGGTTGCCGTGGTGGCGGTGAAGGTGGCCTCGGCATCGGTGGTATATTCGGCGGAATCGGCCCGTTGCAGCAGCGTGCCTGCAGGGATCACAGCCCCGGCGGTGCCGGTGACGGTGATGTTGCCGGTGGCGGCCACGGCCACCTTGCGGCTGATTCCCCAGACAGAGGCCCAGCGGCCAAGGTGCTCGGCCTCGGCGGTGTCCGGCATGATCTGTTTGGCCATCCAGTCGAGGTAGCCGTAAAGGCCGTGGGTGACTCCGGCATGGACCCTGGCCAGGGTGGAGACCACGGAGCGGCGCAATGAGGCGGCGGCTCCTGGCAGGCGCGATTCAAGATCGGCAGCAGCGCGGGAAATAAGGGTGGTCAGGTCTGGACGGTTAAACGGCATTGGCAAGCGCCTCCCATGCGTAGCTGTATCGGTAGTTGACCCGCGAGGTGTCCGGTCTTTCGATCTCTATGGCCAGGGCCAGCACGCCGGTGGCCCCGATTTCCGCTTCCACGGTCACAGACTTGGCCGCGCCATCGGCGGTGAGCCAGGCCAATGCCTCCTTGGCATATTCCCGCGCCCGCTCTACCACCGAGGCGGTCTGTTTTTCCCGGCACAGGAGCCAGAGGCGTGAGCCGATCCGGTCGTTTGGATGGTCGGCAAAGGTGTCGCCCCACCAGCCGCGCAGATCATTGGAGCCGTCCGGCAACTGGTCGTCCGGCTCGGCCCTGCGGTCGGTGAACAGGCTTACCAGCACCGCCGTTTCCAACCCCTCATCCGTGGCAAGATCAGGCCCGGCCAGGGAGACATCGAAACGATGCACGGTGATGGAGCCGGAAATCTCTTTATATGCCAGTTGGATATCGCTCATCTCAGCCCATGGTCTGGTTCGGCGCGCTGGTTGAGCCGCCGTTTACATTGTTTTCCGGGTGGGTGTGGCTGTCGTANGTGGTGCGCATGGATTCCATGCTCTTGCCATCTGCGTCGCAGCGGTCCTTGATCTCGCCGGTNACTTCNAANANCGGGGTTTCCATGCGCACCTTGNNNCTGGCCTTGACCAGCAAGGTCGTGGTCTCCACCTCGATTACNCTGCCNCGCCCCAGCTTGATATGGTCGCCTTCGTCGGTGTACAGCGCCACCTCGCCGCCTTGCAGCCCTNTNAGCCGGTAGCGCCGGTCTCCGGTGGCGATNACCACCCCATGGTCNCNGCTGCCGCCGACACANACGGTGATNGCCTCGNCNCCTGGCAGCGGCACGGAGGTAAAGCCGTATTCCTGATAGCGTTCGCAGTCGCGCACCTCATCGGCCAGGAGGGCAACCTGCACCCCTTGCTCCTTGAGGGCGTCGTTGACAACCCCGATCACCCCACGGCTCACCATCAGCCGAACCCGACGGGCCAGGGGGGCGGTCAGCTTGTTGATCGTCTTCATCACCATGCGTCCGCCTCTTTTTTCTTCTTTTTCTTGTCCGGCAGCGGCACCAAGCTGTAGGCCTCCGGCAAGACCAACCCCAACTCGGTGGTGCTGCCGGATTCATCCAGAACAAAGGCGCAGGTGGCGATGAGCATTTCCCGGTCCAGCCCCAGCCAGGGCGACACCACCTGCACCAGGCGGTTGGGCTGCCACAAGCCAGCCCCGTGTTTCCACCCCTGCACCGAGATGGTGGCCCGCGATCCCTTGCCGAGCCGCACGGCTGCCTCCCAGATGGCGCGGTCCTTGATGGAGCCGCTGGTGCCCTGGTCCTCGGCCATGATGATGAGGGGCCGGTAGCGGGTGATGTTGGGGTCGGTGGCCACGGCCTGCGCCTGGGAGTGTTCGCTGGGGGTGGTGAAGTCTCCCCCAGCCGCCTGCGCCTTGAGGATGTATTTGCTGTAGCGATCCCGCCAGGACAGGGTGGCGGACGCGGTGAGGATATTCTCCCCTTCGATCAGTTGGGTGGGAATCTTCTCCGTACCGGCCCGGGCGATCAGCAGCCCGCCCTTGCCGTCCGATACCAGCAAGACCCCGCGCATCCTGGCCAGCCGCTCCACCGCCTCGAAGGCTGCCTCTCCTTCCTGCAAGGCGAAGGTTCCGAATACTGCCCCGGTGTCGGTCTCCGCTTTCACGGCGACACCGAACGGGGCGCAGAGGTCGGTGGCAATCTGGGCCATGCTCCTGCCAGACCATTGGCCCGAGGCATGGATGGCGGAGCAATCGACCAGGTCTGCGGTCTTGTCGCGTCCGGAAACGGAAACCGTGTGGTTGGCATCGCCATATTCCGGTGAGACATCATCGACATAGCCGGTTATCAGCACCTCGGCATCGATGGCCACCGTGCAGGCATCGCCGGGGCGGATCACCATGGGCGTTGCCTGACCCGGCCACCGCTCGGAAACAGACAGCTCAAAGGTCCCGGCGATCTGCTCGATGCCACGGGAAATCTGGACAGACTCCCAGCCGCCGTAGATGGTCCCGTTTATGGTGAGAGAGACATCAACCATTGCTCACCACCTCAATGGCTTCGCCGCCGGGGATAAAGCCGGGATGGCGGACATTGTTTCTCCCCACCAGCTCCTCGGCGTGGGTGGCATCCCCATAGAGTTGATGGGAAAGCACCACGCTGGGCAGGGTGACATCCGGGGTGTAGGAATTGAGCCGGGCCAGATCCGCGCCCCTGGTGTTGATGTCCTGCACCACGGCGGCGCGGAGATCGACCAGGGCCACATAGGTCGGATCGTCGGCGGTGACCAGCACCTCATCGATCTGCTCGGTGATGGTGTCTCTGATCCCGATAGCCTCCTGGTAGCTGACCACATCGCCCTCCTGGCCATAGGTGAGGGTGGATGCCGTGCGGGCAGACTCCACCACCGCGGACTGGCGGACCAGATCCACGATGGCATCCTGGTTTTCCGCCTGGGTGATCCGGCTGGGCGTGGTGCGCGGCACCGATGGGAGTGGGGTGGAGTAGATTGGAGTTGTGCCGTCGGATGCGCTGCCGCCAAAACCCCACAACGACTTGTAGCTGTCCAAGGCGGCGCGGGGCCGCAACGGCAA